TCAGATAGCCTGAACATTTGCAGCACGGAACTTGCTGCTGTTCTTCGGGTCAGGCTCGACATCATAAGTGACCTTCTGGCCCTCAGCCAGGGTTTTAAAGCCCTCGCCGAGAATGCTGGAGAAGTGCACGAATACATCGCCGCTGCCGTCATCATTGGAGATGAAACCGTAGCCCTTAGCTTCGTTGAACCATTTTACTGTACCAGTGTTTGCACCCATCGTAGGTACCTCCTTGAAAAAATTGAACATGATTAAAACTGCGTGGTATTTCGCTGCAAAGAAAAAAACACATGAACCGTAAATCAAAAACGAACTTTGATCTACAATACATGTGAATCAAATCGTGCTTTAAAATACTATCCATACTATATCACGGGTCCTTGTGTTTGTAAAGCTTTTTTAAAAAAAAGTTAAAAGAATTTGCCGACATAAATTTTCAAATTTCTCACAGAAAAGAGTTGACAAAGTATATTCACTATGATATTATATATAAGTCGTCGGCAGCAATGAAGGACGATAGAAATTAAATATGCGAGAGTGGCGGAATTGGCAGACGCGCATGGTTCAGGTCCATGTGAAAGCAATTTCATGAGGGTTCAAGTCCCTCCCCTCGCACCATGGTAAAAACCGTGTAGGGCGCATTCCTATGCGGTTTATTTTTTATACGCATTCGTGCTTGTTGTCTGATTTGTTGTCTGGCTTGTTTCTGACATCATTTTTGAGAAGTGAATGTTTGCATTATTTTTTACTTCTGCGGTCTTTTCTGCGAGTGCATATCTGTATACTCGCTTTAAGACAAAGTCACTTTTCCAACCACCGAGTTGCATTATATACTGGTCGGGCACATTGAGCGCGTGCATAACAGCCGCGAAGCAGTGCCGCAGACTGTGCATCGTGTACGCAGGCATTCCATGAGACCGCTCCATTTTTTCAAAATAATACAGGACTTGGTCTGGCTTAGTCGGGAACAGCCATCCATTAGGACGACTTTTCTTCCACTTTTCTACTTGTTCTTCGAGATATTTTGGCATTTGAACATGGCGAGTGGCAGCATCAGACTTTCCAAACGGGTTATACACTAAATGATTGTCTTTGTTTGGTATTCGTGCACCGTGAATAAACACGTCATTTCCATGCACGTCTGCTGCTGTGAGCGCGGCAATCTCTGACTGCCTTAAACTACACGTCAAAGCTAAAAGCGCCTGACACTCGATTCTAGGGCATTCTCGCAGATATGCACAAATGGCTTTGGCTTCGGTCTCTGTAGGCACTGGAATGCCAACATATTGCTTTGGCGGCAATGACACAGCATCCGTGTGAATGCGGAAATGCTTTAGCACAGCCGATACAAAGCCATTTTGATTATGCACGGATTTACTGCTGTACTTCTTTGTATTTACATTGATTTGCCGCTGTATTAAGTCGCCGGACACAATATTTTTGATGGGCTTGTCAATGAGCATAGAAAGTGCATTATTCAAAATGCAGTAATATCCGCGGATAGTGGACGGTGATAGAATATTGCTTTTACTGCTTATATATTCATTGGCAGCATCTTTGAACGTCATATCTCCGTTGGCCATATCCCGCTTTTGACTTTTGGCTTTTTCCTCATACTGTGCTGCTTCCAGCACTACATCTTGCCTGCATAAGCCAGAAAACCGCTTATATACTTTCTTCTCATTGCTGTCTTTCCCTCCATACGCGAGAGTTGTATACAACCCTGTCTTTGTTTTTTTTATTTTCGTCATTGTGTTCTCTACTCCTTTTTTAGGGCATAAAAAAACCAGCCCTATTGACTGTGCAGCCGGAAAGAGTTACAATATTTTTGCTACAAAACATTGTGCTGGCATACCCGGCAATTTATGTTAACCGTCCTTTCTGCGCCAACAGATGGGACGGATTTTTTTCGTTTTTAACGGCAAAAGAGTTATTTTTTTGTGGCTTCAATGTTTCTGTACTCTATAGTCAGTTTTGGCACACTTCTTGAATTTCCCATTATTGTGGTATATGTTTGTAATCCATCCATAACGCCGTATAACGTGACTTTATCGTTTTCCAGAATTCTTTCTTCATTATCGTTTTTAGGGCTGTATAAAGCATACAGAGAGCCATCTAATGTATTACTTGAATTGGTGCTCATTTCAAGAAGCAACATTTCGGTTCCATTTCCAACGTCTTGAATCTGGTTGACTTTGGCTGTCAACTTTATACGCTTACCTTTATAGCTGTTCGGATTACGCGCGATTTGCTCATAGGTGTATTGTCTGCATGATGCTTTATAGGCTGCTTCTGTTTCATCCTGCCTAGATGAAATATTTTTGCTTTGCCTTACTAAACTTGAATCAGTTTTCTGCTCTACAGGTTGCAACGTCGGCTGGGCATTCATATATGGGGTGGCAGAAAGTAAAAGAGCGCATATAGTAAAAGGAATGACCGCAGTTGCTATAATTTTTCCAGCACTATTCACTTTTATCGGGTGGTATCGAAAATATGCCAGAGCCGATTCAGGAGTAAGATAATTTACATTTGTACCGTTACTTCTGTATTTCTTTATGGCTTGCCTGTGAATTCTTCCAGTTGCATTGCCATTGATAACATTCACAGCATCTATGTTGGAATGTACCATGTGTGCTGCTACTGCAAGCCCAATCGTTGGAATTAACGAATATATTGCAGTGACTACATAAGCACAGTAAAAGCAGAATGCTGTATTAAGTGCTAAAAGTGTAGTCAGTATAAGCAAGATAGTATAAGCGAATTTTAAGCCACCGCACTTTTTTAATTGTGGTTTTTGTGGTTGATTAGCATACTCGTTACTATCACTTGGTGGAAAGAGCTCAGGTGAACCGTAAGCGCCCATCAAAAATCCCCCCTTTTAGTTGTCAAGTCCACTTTGGCCACATGAAACTAATTTATTATCTTGGAAAACTGCATATATGCTTTTTCCTTCTTCAAACCAGTTATAAGTTTTTGTTTCAGTGCCACCAGTTTTGTTGTTAAAAGTTTCAGTCCCTTTACTTCCCAAAATTTCACAGCACTTTTCATATGTCATTCCATCAGAAAGCTTTTTATAATTGCTTATGTTTAGCGCTCCAACAGAACTTGAAGTGCTAGAATTAGATTTGGAGTCTGAACTGTCCTTGGAAATAGCAGTGCTCAGCGCAGTTGCGACCAAGATTACAAGAGCAATTAAAAAAGTCGCAATGAACCATTTCTTTCTGTTCTTTGCCTTTCTGTTTTCGTATTCTTCTGAATCATCAACGTCATTGTCGATTACGTCAGAAAGATTTGTCAAATCAGTTCCGCAGTTTGGGCAAAAGCCAGCTTTTCCAGCATCAAAACCGCACTTTGGACATTTCATAAATCATTCTCCCCTTCATCTTGCGGTTGACATTTTCTGACAACCAATTATAATAAAACAAAGGGATGTGTTTTCCAATATATCCTGCTAGAGCCTTTCGGTGCTACCAACGCCGGAGGGCTTATTTTTTTACTTTATGATGCTTTGTTAAAGGACATTCCACGGTTCTCAGTATAATACTGTACGGCCCAGCGAACGGCTTTTTCTGATACATCAAAATATTCTGCGAGTTCCCATGGCTCTGTATATCCATCTTGCATAGCCTGCTGTAATTCATCAAATGAAAGAAAACGTTCTACAGCCCATTTGTTTGCCCTGTATTCATGCTGTTCAACCAAATCAAGTGGGCTGCAGGTTTTATGTGTTGCACCAGTGGCGCAGTGCCCAATTTCATGTGCTATTGCACGTTTTGATTCTCTCAATGATGAAAATGCGGTCATATCAATAAAAATACCGTATTTTTTATTCATTTCGATTGTTACGCTTTTGTGCTCACCTACATTGTACTGGAACACATAAATTCCTTGTTTTTGAATTTCATTATATAGGTCAGAAAATTCAATCATGAATTTAGTCCTCGGATTTCTTTTCCTTGTCTTGCTGCATTTTAAAGAATCGTGCCATTTCAAGCAATTTCTGCTTGTTTTCTTCTGTAAGCTCTTTTGATTCGTCCAAAAATGCATAGGTAAAATCATCAAGTGTAATATCATCCGTCCCGCTTCCGTTATCGGAAGTGGGATTTTCTTTTTGCCCTGACATAAGTTCAGACACGGACACATTAAAATATGCCGCTATTTTTTGTGCGGTTGCGTCCGTGGGTATACTGCCATTTTTCCACCTTGTGACGGTTGATTTTTGCAAACCGATTTCAAGTACTACCGCACTAGGTGATTTATTCACAGAGTTGCATAGCTTCACAAAGTTGTTATAAAACACAATTTAACACTCCTAAAATTGTGCATCCATACAAACGTTGCAAAAGTACACTTATATACATTGACAGTTGCAAAGGTTCACTGTATAATAACGATTGTAGGTTGCATGAGTTAACAACACGCACACCTATAAAGGGAACGCATTGTGTACTATTTGAACTCGCAATTCAATAATAGCACACGGTGTTAACTTTTTCAACCCCTAAAATTAGAAAAGGAGGAATAATTTTGCCTGAAAAATGGACTGGCAACGTTGTAGGAAAGATGCACGTCAACTGCATTACCTATGACGAACTTGGCGAAAAGCTGGGTTTCACAAAATCTTATGTGTCCATGATACTTAATGGTTCAAGGCATCCAGCAGGAGCAAAGGAAAAATTCAATACCGCGCTGGACGAGCTTATTCAGGAAAAGGAGGCTACATAATGGACGATTTAACAGTATTCAGTACAGACGTAATCCCGGTGTACACGACCAGCACCGGTGAAAGGGTAGTTGTCGGTCGGGAACTGCATGAACAACTCAAAATCAAAACCGACTATAAAGACTGGTTTCCCCGCATGGTTGCTTATGGGTTTACAGAGGGCGAGGACTATAGCTCATTTTTGAGCGATAGGTCTGACGGCAAAGCAGGGAAGCCGAAAACCGACCACATTCTCAAACTTGACATGGCAAAGCACATTTCTATGATTCAGCGCACGCCAGAGGGCAGAGCAATCCGGCAAAAGCTAATTGAGCTAGACACCGACATTTCTTCTCTCTCCCCTGAGCTGCGGGAAATGATACATATTGAAACCGAACAGAAGCGGCAGGCCAAAGCGATTGACGATGTGAACCAGCGTGTGGACAGTATTGGCGAAGTAATCGCGCTCTCCCCCAACTCATGGCGTAAGGATGCCTGCAATCTGATTCACAAAGTGGCGCAGAAATTGGGCGGAAACGAGTACATCCGCGACGTGAGTGCAGAAGTGTACAAGTTGGTGGATGAGCGCGCCGGAGTCAGCCTTTCGACACGGCTCACAAACAAGCGCCGCCGGATGGCAGATGAAGGTGTGTGCAAATCAAAACGGGACAAGCTGAACAAGATGGACGTTATCGCAGATGACAAGAAACTGATTGAAATCTATGTAGCTGTTGTCAAGGAAATGTGCATCAAAAACGGTGTGAGCCTGCCGGAACAAAAAACTGCGTAAAAAGGAGGCTACATAGTTGGTGAACTCCGTCAAAGATAGTGGCACATCAACAGCGTTTGATGGTGAGCATCCTGCTGGCAAGGACGAAAGCGGAAGAGTTTTGTACGCTTTTATCGACACGAACGGAAACGTACAACTCACCTACAAACCAATCAGTAAAATGACGCTTGAGGAGCAAGAATTCATCAATTCAAGGATTCAGGCTGACAAAGTGCGTCAGGAGGCAATCGAAGCTAAAGAAGTTCAAAATCAGGCGACCATTATGAAAATATTGGCTTTGATTGCCACTGTACTTAACTTGCTTGTACTTTTCAAATGAAATAGTGAAAGGAGGAAAGAAAAATGAAGCAACATGGTACAAATTTTGAAGCACTACATAAAAACGTAAAAATAAAATGTATTGAGCAAGGGGTTGCCATGAACCGCGTTCAAGCATTGTCTGGAATGAAGTCTGGAACATTTTACCTGCGCATGAGGAATCCGGGCAGCATTCGGCTGGACGAGTTGTGCGGAATCAGCAAAGCACTTCACGTTTCGGTTGCGGAATTGATTGACGGCGTGGAAAGTTAATTGTCAAGTGCATATTCGGTTAGAGTAATTAAATTATTAAAGGAGACTGTGCAATGGACGATTTACAGATTTTTAGGAATGAACAGTTTGGAACGGTTCGTACAACAGAGATTGACGGTGAACCGTGGTTCGTGGGAAAAGATGTGGCAGAATGCCTTTCATACAGCAACAGTAGAAAGGCGCTGGCCGACCATGTTGACGGTGAAGATAAGGGGGTAACGAAACGTGACACCCTTGGCGGCAAGCAGGAATTAACCATTATCAATGAGTCCGGCCTTTACAGCCTGATTCTTGGAAGCAAGCTGCCCACCGCAAAGCAGTTTAAACATTGGATTACGTCCGAAGTCCTGCCCAGCATCCGTAAGACAGGTACATATTCAGTCAATGCTTATCATCCTAAATCCACAAGTCTCGGCGAAATTGCAAGTTTTATTAAAGTGATGCGTTCGCTAATGAAAGAGAACAACCAATCGCCTGAAAAGATTGCAGAAATGGCCGAAACGGTATGCAAACAGTTCCATGTGGACGTTCCAGAAAATTTCGTTGTGCGCAATCCATTTCAGCAAACGAACTTGTTTAGCATTTCCTTCAACAACATTCTGCCACAAAAATTTTAAAGGAGGAACAACATGAACAACAACATTATTCCGCTGGACTACAAAGGCCAGCAAGTCCGTATGACCGGCACGAAAGAAAATCCACTTTGGGTGCTAAAAGACGTGTGCGACGTACTTGATATCAAGAACCCAACAGACGTTTCCAAAAGGCTAGACCCCGATGAGGTGACTAGATTGAATCTAGGAGGCTTATCCGGAGTTGTAAACGTTGTCACCGAGTCTGGACTGTATGCCGTTATCTTACGTTCGGACAAGCCAGAAGCGAAGCCATTCCGCAAATGGATTACATCAGAAGTTATTCCCAGCATCCGCAAGACAGGTTCTTACAGCGTAAAGCAGGACAAGCCTAAAAAGAGTGCCCTCCCCCTTGCATCATCCAACCACATGATAGAAATGCTTACTCGTAGTTGGAAAGCAGCGGGGGTTGACCCGAAAAACATTGCTTCTATGCAGACAGGACTTGCAAGGGACGCACTCGCACCGTATGGCTTACACGTCCCAGAACTACCGATTGCAGTTGACCGTACATATGATGCAACGGAAATGGCAAAGAGCCTTGGTATTCTTTCAAAAGCAGGGTTGCCACACGCGCAGGCTGTTACAGCAATCATTAAAATGCTGGACATTCCTGCAAGCGAAACTTTTATTACACAAACCACTGCACACGGTCACGGAAAAGCAGTTCTAGATGTTCGGTATTCTGAAAAAGTCCGTGACAAAGTTTTGCAGTGGTTGGAAGAACACGATTGGCCATCCCCCATCGTTGGAGAAACCATCGGCAAGAAATATTACGTCATATATCAACAGGTAGCGGCGGCATAAAGGAGGCATTTGCAATGCCAAAGGGAATTGCACGCACAACATTTTACAGCCGTATGCGCGCGCCGGAAAGGTTGACGTTAAAAGAACTGGTACATATTTCAAGCCTCCTGCACGTTCCGCTTGAAAAAATTCTGGAAGGAGTGAAAACATGACTGCATTAGAACTCACACTGTGCTGCATCGGCATCTTGGCAGTCGTCGCACTTGCAGTACAAGCAATGTACGTTATCCACAAGGAAGTACGCAAGCGCCGGTTGGCAGCAGCAAGACGGCAGCGGCGGGCAGAACGAAATCGCAGACAAGATTTTGTGGATTTGATGGAGGCGGGTGAAGCGAAATGACAAATCAGGAATGGGATGATTGTGAGGAACTGTCACAGTTGAGAAGTGAAAACAAAGCGCTGAAAGAGCAGCTTGCCGCCGCGCTGGCTGAAAATACCAAGTTGGCGAAGCAGATGGTTCATGCGCACTGGGTAGGCTACAAGCGCTCTTACCTTATCGGACAACCTAGAATTGACGAATATAAGTGCTCAAATTGTGGGTGCAGAAGGAGCGTCAAAAGTAAATATTGCAAGGACTGCGGCGCTCTGATGGATGAGGAGCCGCCGAAGGAGGAGAAAAATGATGCCTGAAAATGAATGCATTGAACTTGCGAAACACTGCATCGGACTTGATTATAAAGAACCATATCACCGGCATGGAAAAGCGTTTTACAAGCCATATCGTAACTATTTTGACTGTGGAGAAAAGTTGGATGAAGCTTGGAAAGTCTTAATAAATTCCGGATATGCAGCAGATGACGGGAAAGGCTGCTGCTGGCTTACGCGTGACGGTATGGACTGGCTAGGAGAAAAACTCGAAGTCACGATTTACAACGAATTGAGATAGGAGGGCTAATTAATGCCGGAATGCAATAGTGCAGCCCATATCCAGTGTCTGCAAGCGGAGCGAACAGCTTGCATTAAGATGGCAGGCAATTACCAGACAAGCTTTCAGCATTCGCTGCTTTTGTTCCACCGAGCGGACAAACTTTATAAAGAAATTTTAAAGGAGGTGAATAGAAATGCCGTGTCCGTATAAAAAAATCCGCTCCCAAGGCTGCAACCCTGAAAGCGGAACACTGAAAAATAATCTATGAGAATTATAGCACGAAGAAAGGAAATGTCAAATGAATCCTGTAAATGAACTGTGCAGCTTGCATGATTACATCGAGGAACACTTTGAAAACGTTGAATTTATCAGCGCAGAAGCTCCCACCCAGACTTGGAATCACGAAAAAGTTGTTGTCCACTTTACATCCAATGACCACCAGTACAAGTATGCTCTGATAGACGAAACCGAGGAGGAAAAAGCAGAATGAAAGGTAGAGGCTCAGCAAAACAGCGGCGCAAAGTGTGCAATCACGATTGTTTGAATTGTCGCTTTCGGGACTGTATAAGCAGAGATTCAGCCACAAAGGAGGAGTCAGAAGCCATCGCAAATGCGATTGGCGGTTATGCAACAGAGAATCATACAGGCAGTAAGGAAAGGTGGAAGAAAGATGATTAATTTATGCGGACTTTGCAAAGAACGTCGTGCCGGATGCCATGCAACTTGCAGTCGCGGCAAACTGATGGATGCATACTTTGCACGCCGTAGAAATCAAGTCCATACATATAACCAAATGTTTGGATTCCACAGTTCATGCGGCTCTGAACGCACAGAAAAGATTCTGTGCAGCCATAAAGGCAGGTGAAATGCAGAAAATGAGAGATTCAAGCATAGAGCCGCTTACCGAAAAACAGAAAGAATTTGCTGAAAAGCATTCCAGCCTGATTTATGGATTTTTAAGGAAGTACAACCTTCCGATTGACGAATTTTATGGTACTTGTGCGGTTGCATTTGCCGAATCTGTAAAAAGGTACGATAGTAGCAAAGGAGTTGCATTTTCCACATATTGCTACAATGCAATGTCAATGAAGCTTCAGGAGGAGTACAGGAGAAAAAAGCGAAAAGGGAATTTTGACGTAACTGTTTTAAGCCTTAACGTGCCAATATTTGGCGATGATTCATCAATTCAGTTTCAAGATATGGTACCAGATGAAAACGATTTTATTTCATATGTTGACTGTTTAGAAACTGTTCGCAAAGCAATATTGCAAATGGAGCGGGCTGAAAGGCTCGTGCTCTTTTGGCATTTGAAAGGGCGCAGTCAATGCGATATTGGCAAAAAGGTTGGCGTTTCTCAAGCACAAGTAAGCAAAATTATTAAGCGAGCAAGGAGAAAGATTTTAGAGCAGCTTAATAACGAAAAGTCCGCGTCTGTGACTGCAATCACAAGCGCGGAAAATGCCTGACAAAAATATTTACTGATTCATTATACCAGAAAAGGAGTAAAAGTCAAATAACAATGATTGACGAACCGATTACAGAAAAGGAGCCGATGCATTCGGTTGAATGTTGTATGTGCGGTGGCATGATTCCAGTTGGCAGGAGTGAAGAATACACGGTTATTGGAAACGACATTGTGTGCAACGACTGCTTGCAAGATTACTGTTGCGCCAATTACGAACAGTACGCGCCAGATTACATAAAAAACGATGGTTCGGAATTTGCAGAAGCGTTGTGGAGGAATTTCACTCCAACCGAAAAAGTGCAGGCAGCAGAGATTCTTTTGAAATCTGAATCTTGTTGCACAGACGTAGCAAAAGAAGTCATGTTTGATTATTGCTTGAAACATCTATTTGACTTCTCAACTTATGTAAAGGAGAAGTATGGAGCATGAAAGCAGAAATGTTACAAAGCCGCATTGAGCGGGTACAGCAAAAGCGTTGCAATATTTGCAAAGAACGTGATTCCATCAAAAAGCGTTTGGATTCCGCTACATATTTCAATCGTCCACTTGCTGTTGAAGTGCTTGACGATTACAAAGAGCAGATAGCGCAGTGTGATATGTTCATTACATATTTGCAGAGAAGAACGGAGGTAGGAAAGTATGAATAACAAATGCCGATGCTGTGATAATCCGCTTGCAGATGGAGAAGTGGAACTCTGCGAAAGATGCAGAGATTTATTGCGGGCGATGAACCCTGATGTTCCCATGCGGCAACGCGTTGGGATGTTGCGCAAAAACTTGCAGGCAGAGCGCAAGAAAACGCAAAAGCTGCTTGAAGAAGATGTAAAGATGGCACAGTGCAAACATTGCGTATGGTGCCGCTATGTGGACAAGACCAATCGGAAAATTGCTTGTTCTTCTCCGAGGTGCATACATGAACTTGGAATTTGACGAAGCACTTCACCAATACAAAAAAGGTGGAATTATCTTCCCATCTGTCACACAGGTAATGCAGCCGCTACATGATAAAGTGTATGGCACAGATATTTCTCCTACAACAATGGAAAAAGCCGCAGACAGAGGAACCAGAGTTCACCGTTCTATTGAGCAGTACGAAAAGTATGGATTCAAAAACGCAGATGATGATTGCAAGCCGTACTTTGATGCATACTTGCAGTTCAAGCAAGACTTTCCGTTGTTTGGTGTGACCGCTTCCGAAAAGCGATTTTACCACAAAGCGTTTATGTATGCGGGAACGTGCGACTTGATTATGCACTTTGGCAGAATCAGCATTCTTGCTGACATAAAGACCACACAAGCAGTACACCGGAAAATGTGGGCTGTACAGCTTGCAGCGTATGCAGAGGGATTGAAAGCGTTTGACAACACCTTAATTCACAAGATGGGTGTTATCCACTTGAAAAAGGATGGCACTTACACATGGTACGAACTTAAACCGGATTTCAGCACGTTTCTTGCGTGCCTACAAATCCACAACTTCAAGGAGGACTCATAATGAGCGAAACCGAACTGACAGTACAGCAGTCAACCAGCGCAATGGTATCTGCCGCAAATGACGTTTCCATTGAAACCAATGAAGACTTTGAATCTGCTGCAAACCTGTTGAAGCAGGTCAAGAGTACAAAGAAACAGGTTACAGACTATTGGAAGCCTGCCATTGCAGCGGCAGACAAGACACACAAGGAACTTACCGCAAAACGCAAAGCAATGACTGATATTTGCGACCATGCAGAATCCATTATTAAAGCCAAAATGCTTACATATCAGCAGACGCAGGATGAAAAGCGCAGAGCGGCAGAAGCAGAAGCACAGCGTTTGGCACAGCAGGAGTCGGACAAGATTCTTGCAGAAGCAGCGGAAGCAGAACAGTCAGGCAATGTACTTGAAGCCGCAATCAAGATGCAGCAGGCTGAAACAATCAGTACAGTAACGCCGGTCGTGACCGTGGAAAAGCCAAAAGTCAGCGGTGTTTCAACGCGAACAAAGGAAGTCGTGGCCGTGACAGATGATGCAAAAGTGCCAGCATACATTAACGGTTTTGCCATTCGCACAGTGGACGCAAAAGCAATCATGCAGTTGCACAGGCTGAATCCAACGCTTGAAATTCCGGGCATTGAGTTCCACAAAGAGCAAGTATTATCAGTGAGAGCCTAAAGGAGGACAAATAATGGCAAACACACAGATTGTCTCCATGAGCAAATACCTTTCTCAGCCGTCTATCAATTCCTATGTTCACAGTATGCTGGGTGAACGTGCACCGCAGTTCATTAACGCATTGACGCAGCTTGCAAGTTCTTCTTATCAGTTGAAAAAATGCGACCGGAACAGCCTGCTTTCCTGCGCACTGAAATCCGCTTCCCTTAACCTTGCGTTCGACCCCGCATTAGGGCAAAGTTGGGCAGTGCCTTACAAGAACAGGGATGGCAGCTATTCCGCACAGTTCCAGATTGGAGCAAAGGGGATTACACAGCTTGCGGTTCGTTCCGGCCAGTACGCCGGAATCAATGCAATGGAAGTCAAAGAGGGAGAATTTGAGGGGCGCGACTTTTTGGGCGACCCAATTATTAAGTGGCTCCCAGAAAATGAACGTTCCAGCAAAGAAACAGTCGGCTACTTTGCCGGTTTCAAGACGGTAAATGGCTATTCCAAAACCATTTACTGGACAAAGCAGCAGGTTGAGGAACATGCGGAACGGTTCTCACAGGGTTATCGATATTACAAAACGCATGGAGCGAGCACAAGTGCTTCACGCTCTGGTAACAAGGAAAGCCCGTGGGTAAGCGATTTTGACGCAATGGCTTGTAAAACCGTGCTGAAATATCTGATTTCCCATTATGGAGCAATGAGCACAGAAATGCAGGCGGCAGTTAAGGTAGACCAGTCGAAGATTGACACAGACTTTGACACCGGCGAAGAAACGATTGATTACGTTGACAATGACGAGCCAGAAGCACCACAACAGTTTCTTACAGGTGAGCAGCAGAATGCAATGCTTGAAAAGTACGGTGGAGGAAAGGTCGCAAAGGCTTGTGAAGTATTCGGAGTAAAGACGCTGAATGAAGTTCCGGCAGATTCGATTGAGTCTTTCACTGCCATTCTTGAATCGCAGGAGGAATAATGAGCGAATCAGTAGACAAGTTCATTGAAACGTACAACGCCAATATCCAGCGTCAGGGAGCAGACAAACTTCTTGCATGGCTGAAAACAACCGACTTCTTTACTGCACCAGCAAGCACACGATTTCATGGAGCACATGAGGGTGGCCTTGTGGAGCACAGCCTGAATGTGTTTCACGAACTTTCAGATGAGTACGACTGGTACATAAAGAAAGCACTTTCCAACACGGATGATGCAAAAATGAACGCTGAATCCATTGCAATTTGTGGACTTCTGCATGATGTGTGCAAAGCAAACTTTTACAGCGTGTCTATGCGAAACGTCAAGAATGATGAAACCGGGCAGTGGGGAAAACAGCCATTTTATCAGGTTGCAGACCAGTTTCCATACGGCCATGGCGAAAAGAGCGTGTTCCTCATTGAACGGTTCATGCGGTTGCACGTTGATGAAGCGGTTGCTATCCGCTGGCACATGGGCGGCTTTGATGATGCGGTGCGTGGCGGCTGTTTTGCAGAGGGTAATGCTTACGACAAATACCCGCTTGCACTTCTGCTACACATTGCAGATATGAAAGCAACGCATTTAGACGAAAGGATTGTCAGCAAATGAAAGAAATTCATTTTTATTTTGGCGGCAAATGGGAATACGGTACAAAAGTGTATCACAGTTTTTACAGCGCTAGAATGGCAATATGGAACGATGATATTGTACATACTACCCAACTTGTACTTCTGTCCACAAAACTTTTTGAACAAGGGTTCAGGGTGTTCATTCATACCGAGCACCGAACATTTGAAATTAAGTTGGGAGAGAACAAAATGACGAAGCGAATTATCAAGCCAGAAAGCAATCTTCTAAAACTTCTGCTTTCTGGTGAGTTTGGGAACATAGAGTAATTCAAAGATGTGGTGGGTGGGAGGAATATGGAGGTTATATGGTAAATAGTAATACAACGCTCGGAGAGATTCAAAATGAGTGCATAAGCAATTATGAAAATTGTCTAGTCTGCAAAGTAAGCGAATTTTGCAAGCACAATATTTTTGGATGCCCGGACGAATGGGAACTCTCAAAAAAAGAAACTGCCCCCAGTGCTGGTGACACCGAGAACAGCGGTTACAAAAATACTTATGGTAAGAGTATAGACTCCGAATTTCAGAATGTCAATACTCTTATTGGAATCAAGACAGATGGCAGTTTGATAATTAAGCAGTTAAAGCCTACTACGAATGGTGGCGCTGGTAAATGAACATTTCTTTTATTGTATTTGGCGAACCGGTAGGCAAAGGCAGACCACGTTTTACACGAGGTGGACACGCCTACACGCCTGCATAGACGGTAAATTATGAGAAGCAAGTTGTTACAGCCTATCAATCAAAGTATGGCATACAGCCTGCTTTCACGGACAAAAAGCCTGTTACGGTCTGCATTGGATCAGTATTCGGCATTCCTAAATCGTTCTCAAAAGCGAAAAGAACAGATGCTTTGAATGGATGTATATACCCCACAAAAAAGCCAGATGCGGACAATATCGCTAAAATCATTCTGGATGCGCTGAACGGTGTTGCTTATACAGACGATACGCAGGTAATAAATCTTTTGGTGCAGAAGCGGTACGGAGAAGCGCCGGAAGTCAAAGTTGAGATTACGGAGGTTAATAATGGCTGACATAAAGAAAAAAGCGCGTTGGCACATGACGATTACCAACAACGGCAAAGTCATGTATGACGGCTCGGCGGCAGGAATTCCCTGCATTGTTCATGGGAAAATTTTTGAGATGAAAGAACTGAAAGAGTACGACAGCGGCAGAAAAAGTATCAGCTTTATTGTTTCGTCTTTTGGAAAGGTGAATCCGGAAACAAAAGAGCGTTTTCCCGGCGCACACATATATTGCACTGCATGGAACGATGTTGCCGAGATTATCAACAGTACATTCAAAGTTGGCGGCTGGTTTGACGCTTTGTGTGACTACAATGTACACAAATATGGCAATCGGTATTATAACACGTTTTCTGTCAAGCAGATTCTTACAGACCGGCAGGGTGCAGAAGTTGTACCGGATTTTGATAATCCAGATTATGTTGGTTCACCAAATCTGCCGTATTGATTGGTGGTGCTACAGTGAACTATTACGAATTTTTAAAGCAGAAGCAGATTACAACGCCTGTTTGCGGATTTTCTGTTGACAAGAAAGTCCTAAACGAAAAGGCTTTTAACTGGCAGAAAGATATTGTTGCATGGGCACTGAAAAAAGGCAAAGCCTCATTGTTTGAGGATTGTGGGCTTGGAAAGTCTTTGCAACAACTTATGTGGTCTAATGCAGTGGTACAGCATACCGGGGGGGAAGTCTTGATTGTTGCACCACTTGCAGTAGCCGGTCAGACTGTCCGTGAGGGAGAAAAGTTCGGTTATCATATAAATTACTGCCGCTCGCAGCAAACGGCTACAGAGCCAATAAACATTACAAATTATGAAATGCTTGAAAGCTTTGACGCTTCACAATTTGTTGGAGTGGTGCTTGATGAAAGCAGCATTTTGAAGAACTTTTCCAGCCGTACAAAAGGTTTACTTATTGAAATGTTCCGGTACACTCCATACAAGCTATGCTGTACCGCAACACCATCCCCAAATGATTTCACGGAACTTGGAAACCATGCGGAATTTTTGGGGATTATGAGCCGCGCAGAAATGCTTGCAACGTTCTTTGTACATGACGGTGGCAGCACGCAAGATTGGCGGCTAAAAGGTCATGCAGCAGAAAAATTCTTTGAGTGGGTTGCGTCATGGGCTTGCTGTATGACTTCACCGTCAGATTTAGGATATGATGACGCGGGATATAAACTGCCACCGCTGGACATCATTCAAGATACTGTGAAATCGAATAACATGGTGGACGCAGATGGGCAGGAACTCTTGTTTGCACAGGCAACGCAAACGCTTTCAGAGCGGCGAAAAGTGCGCAGAGAATCATTGTACGACCGTTGCAAAGCGGCGGCAAATATTGCAAACGGTACGAATGAGCAGGCACTTATTTGGTGTGACTTAAACGATGAAAGCCACACACTAAAAAAAATGATTCCAGATGCAATAGAAGTTTGCGGTTCTGACAGCCCGGACTTTAAACGCCAGTCAATGCTTGATTTTACAGACGGAAAAGCGCGTGTACTTGTTAGTAAGCCGTCACTGTGCGGGTTCGGAATGAACTGGCAGGACTGCCACAATGTCATATTTGCAGGGCTTTCAGATTCTTTTGAAGCTTATTATCAGGCAGTGCGACGGTGCTGGAGGTTTGGGCAGCAGAAACAAGTTGATGTTCACATTATTACATCCGAAGCAGAGGGAGCCGTGAAAGCCAATATTCAGCGAAAGCAAAAGAACGCACAGCATATGACACACGAACTGGTGAAGTATACAAAAGCAATTTTGCAGGCAGACATTCACCAAACCGCAAGAATGACAGAAAACTATATTGCGCTGGATAAGATGGAAATGCCTGCATGGTTAGGAGGAGCAGCATGAACGTATCAGACCAGTACATTGATGATAGGATGGCACTTTACAATGGAGATAGTTGCGAAATATTGACTGGAATTCCGTCAGACAGTGTACATTTTGAAATTTATTCTCCACCATTTGCAAGTTTGTACACATATAGTAACAGCGAGCGGGATTTGGGTAACTGCCGCACGAAAGCTGAATTCTTTGAGCAGTTCTCTTTTATTGTCAAGGAATTGTATCGCATTCTTATGCCGGGCAGACTCATGAGCGTGCATTGTATGAACTATCCAACAATGAAAGAGCGAAACGGATATATTGGTATCGAAGATTTTCGCGGAGATCTGATTCGCCTGTTTCAGCAGGCAGGATTTATCTATCACAGTGAAGTGTGTATCTGGAAAGACCCTGTGATTGCTATGCAACGTACAAAAGCACTGGGGCTATTACACAAACAGATTAAAAAAGATTCTTGCATGAGCAGACAAGGTATTCCTGACTACCTTGTAACTATGAGAAAGCCGGGCGACAATCCAGAACGTGTGACTCATACAAATGAGTCGTTCCCAGTAGCGGTATGGCAACGATATGCAAGCCCTATCTGGATGGATATTAACCCATCTGACACGCTCAACGCTTCATCGTGCCGTGACGATAAGGATGAAAAGCATATATGCCCTTTGCAACTTACGGTTATTCGCCGCGCAATCAATTTGTGGACAAACAAAGGTGACACGGTTCTTACACCATTTATGGGAATCGGAAGCGAAGCATATGTGGCTTTGCAAAATGGGCGAAGAGCCGTTGGCATTGAATTAAAGCCATCGTGGTATCAACAGGCAGTACGCAACTGCAAAAGTGTTACAGAAGCCGAGCAGACTTCCCTTTGGTGAGGTGAAATCATGGAAACATTTTTCATTATCCATTCATGGATGATTAGCAAGTTGCATCTGTCTGGCTTGAAATTACAGGTGTACGCCATCATTTACGGATTTTCAAAAGACGGTTGCAGCCGGTTCAGCGGCAGTATCAGCTATTTGCAGAACTGCACTGGTGGAAGCAGGCAAGGAGTTATTTCCGCACTGAAAGCTTTGACGGATGCAGGACTGCTTGAAAAATCCGAACGAACCGCAAGCAGAGTAACACTTTACGACTACAAAGCTACTGCAAGAAGTGAATTCAAGTCACAAGAAGTTAACCTAAAACTTGGGAATGAATCTTTACCTGCTCCATCACAAAAGCGTTATGATAAGTTCTCTCCGCCTACGTTGCAGGAAGTGCAGGAATACTGTAAGAAGCGTAACAACTGTATCAATGCACAATCATTCGTTGATTTTTACGAGTCCAAAGGATGGATGATTGGGAAAAACAAAATGAAGAGTTGGGAAGCGGCGGTGAGAACGTGGGAATGTAGGAGCAAATCTAGTTCAGAAGCCAAGAATCATCCTGAAAGTACAGTTGGGGTAGGTGATTATCTGCCTTGAAACCTAATTATGAAGCAGAGCAGGCAGTCATTGGAGCACTGTTCCTTGATTCAAAAAAGACTATGCCGCTTGCTGCAATGCACTTGTCAAGTGATGATTTCCTTGTGCCGGAGTTTCACACAACATATTCCGTTTGTGAGGGACTCTATAAATCAGGAACAGCGATTGACTTTGTAACTGTTATGTCACACCTGACACCGGAATACCGACAAGTGCTTCTGGAAGCAGCGCAAAGTGTTCCAACGCTTAGTCATACGGCAGAGTATATTCAGCAAGTGCGAGAACGTTCAGAAAAGCAAGAAGCGTACACGAAAGCAATGAATATGCTTTCGGAAATTGATGAGTCCACACCAATAGACGATTGCAGAAAAATGGCAGCAGAAATTACGAAGTCATTTGTTGACCGGTCAGACTCTAAAGCATCAAGTGCTGCTGAACTGTTCATTGACTTTACGCACCGCGCAGACCATCAAGGGGAACAGCATCATATTTCAAGTGGGTTCAAAAAGCTGGATGATTACATATTTATGGACAAAGGCGACTATATAGTTGTCGGAGGCAGGCCGTCTGCCGGTAAAACAGCTTTTACTTTGCAGATGATGTTATACATGGCAAAAACGTATAAAGTCGGATATTTCTCACTTGAAACCGGTAAGAAAACCGTTGCAGACAGACTGATTTCAAATTATGCAATGATTTCTTATAACTCAATCCAGACTGGAAAAATGGATGACAATGACTTTATTGCTATGGTAGAAGCCGGAGATAGTTTTTCAAAGTTGCAGTTTGATGTGATTCCAGCGGCAGGATGGAGCGTTGAAAAGGTACGGTCAGAAACGATTGTAAAAGGCTATGACATTATCTTTATAGACTATCTGCAGCTACTGAAAAGTTATGGCAAAGACCGCGTAGAAAAAGCCACAAACATTTCCATTGACTTGCACACAATGGCACAGGCAGACGATGTGCTAATTGTTGCACTATCACAGCTAAGCAGAAATGGAGCTACAGACCCTAAAATGACAGACCTAAGAGAGTCCGGCCAGATTGAGCAGGATGCAGATGCAATCATGTTGCTCAATTATGACGATAAGCAGCCAGATAAGCGTGACTTGCATATCGTCAAGAACAAGAAAGGCAGAATTGGAAAGATGCCATTTTCGTTTGATGGCGATTTTCAAAGATTCACATGGATTGATACGAAAGTAGGTGAACCAAATGGAGAATAAATTGCGTGAATGGATAGACAGCATTTACCCATGCACAGCGTGTCCAATTAAAGGCACAGGGTGCAACGAACATCATAAATGTAGTGCATGGAATAGCTGGTTTGAATGTGTTTGGGGGAAAATCAGGAGGACTTTTAATGGATGAAAAACAGTTGCTTGCAATTAAGATGCGGTTTGAAAGAGCGCGGAAGAAAGGTGCATCTGTGAACGCTATTTTTGATTCAATGATGGATGTGCCATCGCTGATTAAAGCATTGGAACGTCAGAAAGTGAGCAAGTAAAAATGAAGCCAATATTATTTAACACCGAAATGGTGCGGGCAACACTGGACGGCAGGAAGACGACCACAAGGCGAGTGATTAAGCCGCAACCAGAACAGTTCGGAAAGGCATTTGCTTACAAAGACGGGATATATTCGACAAATGGACTGGCTAAATCCGCACCGTTTCAAAAAGGTGACATCCTGTATGTAAGGGAAACATTTTGCAGCGCATACGATGGTGAAGCGTATTTTTACTTTGCTGATAAATGTACAAGCCGAGAGAAAAAGAAACTGCTCGATTATAATGACGTGCGTTGGCGCCCATCAATCCAAATGCCAAAAGAAGCCGCGAGAATCTTCCTGCGCGTGACAGATGTTCGTGCGGAACGGTTGCAGGACATGACAGAAAACGAAGTAAAAAAAGAGGGATATCCATTCAGCGAGATAACAGGAGATAAACTGGACGACTTTGCGATTCTATGGAACAGCACTGTCAAGCATTCCGACCGTTGCAAATACGGCTGGAACGCTAATCCGTGGGTGTGGGTTATTGAGTTTGAGCGGTGCGAAAAGCCGGAGGAAGAGAAATGAGCAAGTATATTGATGCAGATGAATTGAAAAATTACGTTAAAAAATTAATTTGTTCAGATGGTGCAAATGTCGCATATCGTGATGGAGTAAATAATGCTATTTGTAATTTGCTTCCACAAATTATTGATAGTATGCCTGCTGCTGACGTTGAGCCAGTGGTGCATTCGCACATTACAGGGGGCGGTTATGACTTGCATTGTTCAATCTGTGGAGAATCGGCGGATATTGGTAATAATTATTGCCCTTACTGTGGTGCTAAAATGGATGAGAAATATCCGGAAGCAGGTGGTGCAAAATGAAAAACGCTGAAAAATATGCAGAAGTGCTTGCAACGATTCTCGAATTTTCTGATTGTACGTTCACTAAAATCAACTGTGCTATTTGTCCATTTTCAGACAGACATGAAGTGTGTTGCCTCCCTAATACATATGCAGAATGGCTTTCATGGCTGAATCAGGAGGCATCTTAATGGACACAGATTTAGGAATTGGTTGGTGGCGGCAAGAAAGCGAAGGTGAATAAATGAGTGAAGAAGTAAACCACCCGGCACGGTACAATGTTGGAAAGGTTGAGTGCATCGATGCCATTGAATCCGCAGTATCACATTGCAACGGATTTGAGGGGTTCTGCATCGGGAACGTCATTAAGTATCTATGGCGTTTTAAAGAAAAAGGCGGCGTACAAGACCTTGAAAAAGCAAAGTGGTATCTCAACAAACTAACATCAATTAAACCATCTGCTGATAATGCAAGCAGTGAAAGCGCCGGTACAAATGGAGAGACTAACCGTGATAAAGTAATCAAAGAAATAGAAGTTAATCCGATAGAGGTAATTCCTGTTCAGATTGGAAATGTTACAAAGCGCAAAATACTTTGCAAGGTACTTGTAGATGATACATCCAAAACATTCAGGGTAAAAGGATTTTCTGGAACATTTTATGTTGGAGACTATGACTATTGTCATGGCATTACAACGATTCTGGAGGCCTGAAAGGAGAACACATGGTTAAATGTAAGTGCGACGGAACTTGTTGCTATGAATCAGAGGGAGAAGATGGAGAGCCAATATGTACTCATCCCCTTAGCAAAAAGCAAATCATCAAAAAGAGAAAAGTATGTTGTGGATATAGGCCAAATGAAAAATTTATGAATACTCCAGCGCTGTATTGGCAACAAGTGTTTAAAGCCGCTTATTATAAGCCCTTACAAGAAGTTACCGTAAATCCAATTCAAGTAGTACCATTTACAGCAAGTGGAACTGTAAAAAGGGAAATTTACTATGACGGAGAAATAGATACCGGAGGAAACGCTGTTTTTAAAATAAAAGGGTTCTATGGACTATTTCGGTTAGGAAGAGATTCGCATGAAGATAAAGTTATCATTGAAATTTGAAAGAGGATATAAGACAAAATGATTGAGTACAAGTGCGATTGTTGCGGAAAGACGATTGAGTATAAGCAAAAACGCTACAACGTTACAGTAGAAAGCAATAGAAGAATTGTCACTGAGTTCGGAACCGTGGATTCATTTTATGACGAATTGTTGATATGCCCTCGTTGTTTCCACAAGATGAAGTTGTTCATGCAGATACAGCGCAGGCAGGGCAAAAGAAAGGCAAAAAAATGAAAGCTATAGCTAAAAAAGACTTTCCCTATGTATCATGCAAGAACTGTACTTTTTACAGTTCAAGAGGTGTGTGTCTGAATATCTGTTCACCAAACGAAATGCTAGACGTTTCCAAACGGCAGGGATGCTTCTTAGGGATGAGAAAGGATGAAAAAATTAATGCTGACATTTGAGCATACGAAAGTCTTTAACTTTGACGGTGCTTTTCGTGGAATGAGAAATCCACTCGAATCATGGAACAAGTCGGACTCCAGCTTTTACAAAGATGGAGATTGTTTCTTGGGCAAGAACGACATTGCCCTTGCCCAACGCCTTATTCGTGGCGGTACAGAGCAACGAAAGTTCATGCGGCAAATCTTTATCTGCACGGACATTACAGCGCCTATAGAATGGTGGTGCCAGTTTGATACATACAAGGTAGGCGTGACAAGAAACTCCTGCTCCACTATGCACGCGCTTATGAAACACAGGCTGACACCGGCAAATTGTGAAGTTCCGGTAAGTGCAGAATCCGCAATGTACCTTAAAACAATCAACAACATGATACAGAAGTACAACGAGAGTCCAGACATTGGAAGATTCCAGCAGATACAGAAAGCAGTCCCACGCGGATTCCGCGTAAAATCCACTGTAACCATGAACTATGAGAATGTGTTGAACATGGTTCGACAGCGTGAGCACCATCGGCTGTCTGAATGGAACACGGATTTCATGCAGTGGGCACACAGCCTGCCTTATGCGGATAAACTGATTTTCTTTTGTGATAAGGAGAGCAATAATGAAGATTGAACATAGGGCTGATTTAGACGAACTGGACAAGTTGGGTAAATCAGCATTGGAAGATGAAATGCTAATCAACCTAATTTTGAATGGTGCAACGCTTATGAGCGTAAACAAAGATACATTGCGCGGCATTATTAGAATACTAATGGAGGGTAAACAATGAGTAATTTGAACGTTGTAGCACTGACTGGCAGACTGACGGCAGACCCGGAATTGCGGCACACGCAGAATGACATTGCAGTATGCAGCTTTTCACTGGCCGTTGATGGAATTAAGAAAGATTCTCCGGCAGACTTTATCGATGTTACCGCATGGCGGCAGACAGCGGAATTTATAAGTCGGTACTTTGACAAAGGTTCAATGATTGCAATTCAGGGGCATTTGCATACAGATACATTCACGGACAAGGACGGAAACAAGCGTAAAAAGACAGAAGTTCTTGCAGATAGTGTGTCATTCTGCGGCTCTAAAGGCAATGGTGGCAGTAGTTCACCTGCCCCGCAGAAAAAAACAACAGCACCGCAGCCAAAACCCGAATACGGCAAAGGAAGCAATTCAGGAGACTTTACAAGTTTGCCGGACGATTCGGATTTACCTTTCTGACATAAAATAAATTAGTTTGGCTGGGTGGGTGTGGCGGTACAGGCTAAACAAAATCATGGAGGATATTATATTTTGAATCTTACAGAATGGTCTAAAGAAGTAAACAAAACGGCAGTTGAACATGGCTGGCATTCAGAGGGCAAAGAACCGTCTTTTGGCGAAGTAGTGGCACTTTGTCACAGCGAACTTTCCGAAGCATTACAGGCATACAGAGAGGGGCAGCCAATGCGATATGTGGATTCAAGTGGGAAACCAGACGGCATTGCCGTTGAAATGGCTGACTGCCTGATTCGTATTCTGGACTGGGCAGGGCAAAACGGCATTGACATGGAAGAAATCGTTGCAGAGAAGAACGAATACAACAAGAGCCGCCCATACCGGCATGGAAATAAGAAGCTGTGAAACAATGACTATTATGTATATTCATCCGCCATAAAGGGAGGTTGGTTTATATGACAAAGCGTGGTACAAGCCATTTCAGAAAGGCAGAAGATAGACGTAAAGCAGAAAGGCTTGCAAGGCAGAAAGCATATTTTTCTTATAGATATTTGCCGGATGAACTATATAGTGCTAGGCCAGTGAAAAGCCCATATTATCAGCGACTATGGCTATCTGAACAGCGTAAAGCTGCAAAGCATTCCACTAACAAAGTTTGCCGCAGCTGTTTGGAAATCCCGAACTATTCAGGTTATCGTAAGTTGCATGATTACTGGTGGGATGTGTGGTAAGTCAAGCTTATTAGTATTCATCATAAATGTATATTTATACATAAATGTTTCACAACAAAGCAGGGGGGGGACAAATGAACCATATTAGAATCATGTCAAGGAATGAAGCTAAGAGATATTCATATAAAAAGAATATTCCAGAGTCGGCAATCGTCTCAATTTACTCAAATGGTGACACGCCATGCCGGTTTTATAATAATCGAAACATTAAGGTTATAAAGCATTGGTGCTTTGACGATTTAGACGATAACCGTGGAATCACTCAACATCAAGCAAACGAAATTGCACAGTTTACACTTAAACATAAAGATATTGATACACTGATTGTACATTGTGATGCAGGAATTTCAAGGAGCGCAGGAATAGCTGCGGCAATCAGCAAATGGAATTTTGGTTCAGACGGCTGGGTATTTGACAGTAATTTGTATCATCCGAATATGAGATGCTACAACTTTATGATTAGCGCCTTGTACTTGAATAAAGGAGAAGACAAATGAGTAGAGCCATAGCTATTGATTTTGACGGAACGTTGTGCGAAAACAAATGGCCTGAAATTGGAGAGCCAAACTGGAATGTCATTAACCGTGCAAAGGCTGAAAAGGAGCGCGGCGCAGAACTTATCTTGCTGACAATGCGAGAGGGTGAATTGTTGGACAAGGCACTTGCCGTTTGCAAGGAATGGGGCTTAACCTTTGACGCTGTGAATGATAATCTTGAAAGTTGGAAGCAAAAGTTTGGGAACAATCCACGTAAGATTGGTGCAACGGAATATTGGGACGATAGGGCAGTAAATGCAGGGGAAATTGATTCTCCACATCCGTTTTATGTGCCTAAAGATAGCAGCTTTGTAAAGCCGGAAGTATCTGCAAACTTTTACAAAGGTACAAGCGACTCGGCATTGCGAGACTCAATCAATCGTAGCAGCCACACAGATTACAGTACAAGCCAGATTTCAGCGTTGTGGATTGCATATCATAGTGGCAGAGTCCCAGCAGCAAATAAGCAAATTCAGAAGTATGAGAGTGAGGACAAGCAGAAGCAGGACGAAACTAATAAATCTATAATTATATTTTTAATTATTGTCGCTGTGATTGCTGTCTTATTTATGATATTATTCTGAAATTTCAATTCAAGATTGGCGCTCGGAAACGGGTGCCTTTTCTTTACCACTTCACATCCTGTTCATGAGTTTTCAGTGACGAAATCCGCTCAAATTATATACAATATATATGTATATAAATAATTATGGGGATGATTACACGGATATTTCTTATGAGTTTTGCAAGAAGAAAAGGTTTAAAAAGTTCGGGAACCCAGTAGTTCTTTTCGGAGTAAAAATGGTTGAGAGTCCAAAAGGAAACGGTCAGTATTTGGCCGTGATGGACAAGAACATTTTCAACGAAACATCGGTTTCTTTTATGCGTAAAAACCGGATGTATATTTATCTGGTGATGGCAAATTGCGCAGATGAAAGCATAGTCGCAACATTGGCAAGCACAGTAAAGATGAAGCTGGTTCAAATTGTGCCGGACACAGGAGATAAAATCATTCTGCTTGTGCAGCTTTCAAAGCCTTTGCCAGATTTTGAGGGTGCAGCGCAAAAGGAAATTGACAATTACAGAAAAGAGGAACAGCAATGAATGTACCTTGCCTAAGAGAAATCATAGAGTCCTTCAAGTCAGAAGTCTATAACATGGACTATGGATGGTTCAAGAAGAACGGCTGTGACCCACAGCTGCAAGTATTTCCCCAAGTTTGGGGAAGCACGGCTTTAGGATTTGGTGGGATAGGCGGCCAAGCAATGACAAGCGCCTACACGACAGTTGTTGAAGATATTTATTCCGGCTATTATGGAGTTTTCTTCGGAAACAGGCTTGCTTACATAATTAAAAATCCAAACCAAACATTTTTTGAAGATGTAGACAAGCACTCGATGAAAGATATATTGAGCAAAGGAAATTATGCAAGGAAGGAAGCGGAAAAATGAGCAAGTACATTGATGCAGAAAAATTAAAGCAATCCGTAAACAAAATATCTACAGGACTTCTTAACGAATGGGATACTATCGGCGTTTTGGCTCTAATTGATGAAGCCTCTGCTGCTGACGTTGAGCCAGTGGTACGTGCCAACTGGGTTGGAGAAGAACTTTCTTGTTCACATTGTGGAAGAAATTTAGCTGAGCTAAAAGACGCGGAGTCATACTTTTCAAGTGACTTATTGTATGACAATGATTTTGTACATTTTTGCCCTTACTGCGGTGCAAAGATGGATGGTGAGCCATGCGCAAAAGAGTAAGGACGAATGTAAATCAGCAAACAGCTTTTGAACTGAATCTGTCCATGAATGATTTAGCAGTTGCAACATGGTTCAGACAGTATTTTAATACGCATGGTACTGATTATAAAAGTATTCAGTACCAGAAGATTCTTGACGATTTACCGATACTGAGGATGAAAAAGCAAGCGCTGCAAAAGTTTCCAATTAAGAAGTTGGTTGATGCGGGAATACTGAATCATTTGACAGTAAGAGAGGGTGGAACATTTGCTATGTTTGCACCCGGTAAAAATTTTGATAGATTGTTTGAGTAAGGAGATATGTTCATGGAAGTATGCAAGTATGTACAAATAGGGAGAGATTGCAATCTGTTTTGTAAATATCGTGACGAATATAATTTGCAATGGCAACGAGAGAATAAGTCTCTCTACATCGACAGAGCTCCCAGATATATTCCGTTTAACTGTCCACCTGACGCTATGACAGAAAATGGGGAGCCGATTTGCTACAGAGAAGACAGCAAGAATGAAATATGACAAAAGATTGTTGAACAATCCGAATTAAAATTTGAGCCATTTTGGAGTGATACATATGACAGTTGATAAGTACAGAAGTATGCACAGGAAATGCGATTTTTGCAAACATTGTTGCGAAGCTCATGGAGCATATGGGACTTTGGGCGATACGCTTATATGGTGCGGCGCAAAGTATAAGACCAAGTACCCAACTATTCCGCGCTTGTTTTGCAGTGTGTTTGAGTTGGAAAAGGAGGGATGATAATGAGTATTAAGAGCAGCCAATATAAGAAGTGTGGTAAAGGCACATACCTGCCGTTTTGGTACGGAAACAAATTTATCAAGCGTTTGCAACAGAAGCGAATAAGGCAAGCAGGTGAGAAGCAAAATGTATTATGAAATTTCTGAATCAGATGCTAAGAAAATTCCGTGTATTACCAATGAGCAAATGGAGGCGCTGCAAAAGAAGTATGGAAAGTATCTAATAAGCGAATTTGAAAATGATGCCAAACGTTTGAAAAGTGAGGTGCAGCACATTGAATAATATAATTTATGGTTTCAACCAACAAGTGGCAATGAGTTTAGCACTTGATTTGAACTCACTTGCTGTTTTACGTTGGTTTGTCGATTCTAAAAATTCAGGTGAAATGCAGTCAAAAGTCATTGGCGGCAAAATGTTTCATTTGGTTGAGTACAAGCATATTATTGAAGATTATCCTATCCTGCATCTTGAAAAGCGTTTCTTAGCGAGAGGCCCGATATCAAAATTGGTAAATGCAGAAGTGCTTGATTACAAATTAGCCAAGTCAGGAGGCACTTTTACATACTTTTCTGCCGGAAAAAATTATAGCCGATTGGTAAGGAGCAGCATCAACGATTGAATAACACGGTTTATGGCTTTAATCAGCAGGCAGTGATTGACTTGCACATAAATGACTTTGCAAGTCTGACAGTGTTGCATTGGTTTAAGGATTTCAGGGACACAGGAAGAATGAAATGTATTGACATTGATGGAAAACCGTATTATTGGATGAATTACAACACGTTGTTAGAAGATTATCCGTCATTGGGAATGTCTGAACATAGCCTTGTAAAAGGCCCAATCAAAAAGTTAGTAGACGCTCATGTTCTGGAGCACAAGACGCTCAGAAAAGGAGGAACATTTTCTTGCTATGCAGTAGGAGGCAATTTTGAAATGCTTTTGAAAAATGTTTCCACATATAAGCAAGGGAAACCGCGCAGTAATCATAGGCACGACGAGCCGGAAAGCACAGTAGGAAAAGGAGAATATCTTCCATAAGCTCAGTCCCAAATGGGACTTGAATGAGTCCCAAAAGGGACTTTAATAGTTCCCAAATGGGACTTTAATCAGTCCCAAAAGGGCATAGCAAAGACCTTAGTTTCTAAATACCTTAGTTTCTAAATAATATTTGTAGTCCCAAACGGGATTTTAAGTTCAAGGGACGCTAAACAGGCATCCAGCTTTTGAGTTGTAGAAAGATAAAGCAATTACTGTTCGCATACCGTATTGTAAGAAATGATGTTTAGGTCAAGGTCGCCTGCGGCGCTGCTCAATGCATCCTATCGGATGCACGGTCAAGGAAAAGCCATCAGGAAGTGTAAACGTACACTAATTAACAGAATTCGGAGGAAAGATAAAGCATGAACATTGTTAGTTCAAGACAGTTACCGGCAGAGAAGCCGGAAGATGATATGGACAAGATAATACGCAGGAAAGGAAATGCAAGCAGGACAGCAGAAACACTAAAGACAGAGGTAGTCCCAAGGAACGAGAACACTCCGCTGAATTTAGGAACTGACAGTAAGATGATGAACATTGCCAGAGGAATGGGATGCAAGGTATTTGAAAACCCTGTACAGATGGCAGCAAGTTTGCAGGGATTTGAAGATTGGTGCATTAAAAAGAATATTGTACCATCTTTTGTAGCATTAGCGTTGTTTCTGAATACAAGTAAATCTGAAATGTTAAGGTATTTTAAGAACACGGAAACATTTGAGGTAATTACTTTGATTGATTCAGAATCCGGAGAGTATGTGTTTAGCAGTACAAGTCAAGATAAAGTGGACAGGTTTGCAGAAACACATTACATTGTTGATAATTTGCCAGTAAGTAAGAAAGATGCGCTAGAAACGTCTGTAAGCGAAGAAAAATCAGAGAGCGGTGACTTAACCGGAAATGCAGAAAAATGCAGTACAGAGGAGAATGGAAAGCAAGAGAGCAATAATACTGCAAGTTCTATGAAATTGTCATTAGCTATAGATAAGGGCATTATAAAGGAAACATATTCCACTATTACTTACCAAGATGTGTTGGCACCAATGATGAATTTATTAGAACAGGCGACACTATCAAAAGGTTACAACATGAAGAACCCGGCATTGCCGATTTTTATGCTGAAAAACAAGTGTGGAGCGACCATGCATTACACTGATAGGCAGGAGGTTGCGCTGGAAGTGCCGAGAAATAACATGGATATGGACGATGGAGAAATATTAGCTGCTGCCGGTAATTTGCCAAAGTGATGTAAAAACTTGCACTGTTACTGTATATATATTATATGTAGTGGTATATGTGCACGCGCAACATTGTAAAGGGAAGAACATGAGGAGGGGAAAAATGTATGACATTGCATAGATTTTGTGGATGCAGTAAGTTGCAACATTCCTCCAACTGGTATGAAAAACTGCATAAATGAATAAAACCGCCTGTTTTGGCGGCTTTTTATGAATATTATCTGCATATTAGGCAAAATTATCATTTTGTATAATTAGAAAAGCTCAGTAATCAAGCCATTTTCAAGACCTTTTCGGCAAAAATCTAGTATGCATTGAGAAATAAGTATGCTTTGCAGTACGGATGAATATGCAGGGGCAAAGAGTAGTTGACTGCCGCCTCAATGCAGGCATAAAAAAGCACCCATGTGGGTGCTTACCTTTGCTGATATTCCAAGTTCGTGACCGGATGGGCGGCTATGCACGACTGAATTGTTTTACTATTTCTTCAATTAGCTTTCCTTTGTTTTCCGTTGTGGCAGGCAATAACCAACTAAAATCTATTTCGTTTTTTTCACGGCAAATAGTTGGGTTATATATCCCATAGCAATCCCCATTTTGTGCTGTAACATATGTTTGTATATGCCAAAAATTTTTCAAAAGCGTTTTGGTAAAACCTTTTTTGTACCAGAGTTTTGGCAAACTGTTCTTTTCATTCGGGTCTTCGCATTTGTTAATTTCAAATTCTATTGTTTCACCTTTTCCATTTTCCTCGCTGATTCTGTACCATTCAGTGCCGCCCTCGGTTGTTCTTTCCAGTGTAGCCGTATAGCTATTCATATTGTGCCTTGCCTTTCTTTTGCCGCTGTGCTATCATGCAAGCGGGCATATTGTTATGTGCCTTGCCTTGCGTCGTACTGGAGTGCTGTCCAGTGCGGCACTTTTTCATGCTACTCCGCCCGGATTTCCCGGTTGCTGCGACTGTATCAGTGCTTGTGTTGTGTCTACTGCATCATTTGCAATATCACGACACATTGTACTGTGCAGTCTTACTTGTGTGTTTTGCTTCTTCTTCTGCTTGCTTTTGCGCTTATTTTGCTTGCGACGCTTGTGCTCCTGCTGGATGCTATCAATCGCTCCCAGCAACATCCGCGCTACTATCAATAACAATATGCCGCCCATTGCACCGCCTCCATCGGGCTACTGTGTTATTACTATCTATAACCAGCCGTTGACTTTTACGGCTAATTGTTATAATATTGTAGTCAAGACAAAGCTTTTAGTGATTAAGCTTGTTTGATGTGTCTAAGCATCCTAATAATGCTTTCCACAAGCCATGCGGTAGTGCATACAGCACTTACAATCGCAATAACTTCCATAGCGCTTCACCCCCTTTCATAGTGGGGTGATTTTTTTATGTTTGCTTTGCCTTGACTACTCCTACATTATATATTTTAACTTATTAGTTGTCAATAGATTATTGCATATTTTTTCAATTAATTTTTGCGCGATATAGAGCACTTACGAATGCGCACTCATCTGACAAATGCAGGGTGTACCCCTATTTCAAGCCATTTTATTCGGCTGAATTACGCCTTTCACCACCCTCAAAAAACAAACGCAAAACATAATTATTCATTTATTTTGAATATTAATTCATAAATGCTCTTGAAGTTCACAGAATATACAATACTTATTGGTTGACAAGTCGAAATAAAGATGATATAATTCAAGAAGAAATGGAGTTGTAATTATGAAGCAGGCAGGGAGCGAATTCTTATCTAAAGCAATAGGGATTAAAGTAAAGCAACTTAGAGAAAAAGCCGGAATGAGTGGCAGGGAAGCTGCTGAAAGAATCGGAGTTACAAGGCAATGGTTTGCAAAGATTGAATCTGGCGTGTGTGAACCGTCAATATCATCTTTGCTGAAAGTGGCTAAATCGCTTGACTGCTCAATATTTGACATACTGGATGAACCACTTGGAAGAAAGAAAACAAAAGAAAAATAGAGTGCCTAGAGCGCCTGCCAATATGGAGGCGTTCTTTTTTTATGGCAGTAAATTATGCAAGAGCAAAAAAGCAACTGATACATGACATCAAATATCATATGTACGATATGGATGCATCTGAATTGGCATTGAAGCGTGAAGCACTGCGGTCAATTTATCACAAAGAAAACAATATGCCTGCGGCACTGTTGGAGAATGATGGGTTGCGGAAAACGCTGAACATCATTTTGAGCAATCCTAAAGGTCTAAAGCCGGTTCAGATACAAAATTACACAGATAAATATTGGTAGACATTTCTTTTCGCTGCGCCATATGATTTCCATTCGTACTTGATTTACATGGAGAGGAACAGAGAACCGGATAAGAAGTTCTATCCTCCGCGTGAACGTGTATTACGGCCTATTGTGAAAGACTTGCAAGACTTGGAAGATGGAAAGTTAAGGCGGTATGGAATATCAATGCCTCCGGGCAGTGGATAGTCCACTATCGGAATATTTTATATGTCATGGGTGATTGGGAAACACCCAGATATGCCTTGCTTGGCATCCGCGTATGCTGACAAGCTGACAAATTCTTTCTACACTGGTGTTTTGCAGCTTATTAAGGATGATGAGTACACCTACAAGGACATCTTTCCGGGTTCAAAACTTGTAAACACAAACTCAAAAGAGGAAACTCTTGACTTACGGAATCAGCATCGGTTCAAAACGCTTACTTGCCGTTCTATTGATGGTGGTTTGACCGGCGCCACACGTTGTGAAAGCTTGCTGTACGCGGATGATATGGTTTCCGGCATTGAGGAAGCAATGAACCGTGACCGTATGGACACGCTATGGTATAAATTCACAAACGACCTTATGAGCCGTATGAAAATGGGCTGCAAAATGCTGATTATTGGCACTCGCTGGTCTGTATATGACCCATTAGGGCGGCTTGAAGCCAGATATGAGGGTGACGGATATAGCAAGTTTGTGCGCATTCCCGCGCTAAATGAGGATGGAAGTTCAAACTTTGATTACGACTATGACGTTGGATTCTCACAAGAATACTTCGAGGATATTAAAAACAACATGGATGACATTTCATGGGGCGCAATCTATCAGCAAAGGCCAATAGAGCGCGAGGGCGTGCTTTACCATGAAGATGACTTCCACTACTTTGATGGGAAATTGCCACCAGATGCGCAACCAGATTCCATTGTAGCGGTCTGCGACTCTAAGAATCAGGGCAAAGACTATGTGGCAGCAATTTGCGGCTATGTTTACGGTGATACGGTGTACATACGCGATTTGGTATTCAATAACGGCTTGCCAGATGTTACGAAACCTATGGTTGCAAAGCTATGCATTAGAAACAAAGCGTCCCGGCTTGACGTTGAGGTGAACAACGGCGGCGGGTACTATGCTGAAAGCGTTAGTGACATGATTTCAAAAGGTGGCGGGAACACATCAGTTAGAACGTTCTTTTCGTCCACAAACAAAATCACTCGTATTGTTACGGAGTCTGACTACATCATGAAGCACTTTGTATTTTTGCTACCGTCAAAGCAGAGCAGAGAATATAAGGCGTTTATGCGGAACGTGTGTGGATTTACGACAAACGGAAAGGCAAAGCATGATGATGCACCTGATGCCTTGTCCATGTTAAGCAACCTTGTAAAGAATCTGACTGCTTACAGCATACGGATGATAGACAGAAGTCAAATTCCACTATGAGTTCATAATTCTGTAACAGGTTTTCAGTAGCGAAATCTGTTCCGACACGTTAAAATATAAATAGAGTAAGAAATTTCTTACAGGGCGGCACTCTTTACACTCCTTTCTGTGCCGCCCATTATATGCCGAATATGGCGCGCGAACCGGAATCGGCACCGAAATGTCATTTATGGGAAAAACGAATGAGCGTGACATTGCCAAAATTACTGGCGCCAAATCTGGATTGAGTGAAGAATTTAGACAGCGCAATTTTGCGCCGTCCTCATGCACAAGCAATCAGCTCAATTTTGAGCCGATTAGCTACAAGGATTCAGTACGGGAACTGCACAAATTTCTAGAAGTCAAAACTGATTTTCGCAAATGGTTTCCGAGAATGTGTGAATACGGATTTTCCGAGGAAACAGACTTTGCAAAATTGCCCGCTCAAAAAAGAGCGACCAATAATCCGAAAAATCCATGGACGGAAATAACCGATTATGTACTTTCCCTCGACATGGCGAAAGAACTTTGCATGATTCAGCGCACAGAGCGCGGCAAGCAGGCACGACAATATTTTCTCGCGGTTGAGAAAAACTGGAACAGCCCTGAATATGAGAAGTATCAGCATGGCGGTTACACAAAGAGTGATACACCTAAATTTGTTCGTCAAGATGGAACGATTGGGTGTGCTTTACATACCAGATGGACACAAAAGGGAAGATTGTTCCTGTATGAACTGCTCAAAAAGGACGGAATACTTCCACTGATTGAAAAAGATTCAAAAGCGGCATAATCAACTTTAATTGATACGGACGGGAACGTCCGTTACATATGCACAGTTAGTTAAATGGGTAAGAACTCCTCACACAAATGTGATACGCAGGTTCGACTCCTGCACTGTGTACCAAGCGAAATTTTCGCTAGTTTATTTCCTCTGGCTAAAAGGAAATCAGGCGCCTATCCTGTTCATAGGCCGCGTGGCAGCCGTGAGGTGTGATACGCCACTTAATCATCTGGCAGTCGGGAAAGACCGGCACACTTGCAGAAATAAGCTAACAGTAAACCAACGTTAACCGTCCGGACGGAACGTTATAGCAAGTGCAATTCTTGCTTTCTGCACCAATTCCCTAGCTCAACTAATGTACAAGGTTCAAGGCTGCATTTGTGAAAGTTTGTGGTGAGCAATCTCAGCACTTAGAAGAGGATTGCTAAAAGCATTGCATCCTATGCAGCAGGTTATGAATACCAGCAACCTGTTGGGCAGGGTTCGTACATGGATGCGTGTACAGGTTTGGCAGAACCATCCTGCAAACTGCCAGTGTCTAACCAGCACTACGACAAATGGCATATGCACTGATGGGCTGCAATGAAAAATGTCCATCATTTATGGAGCATGGCAATCAAATATGATGTGTCTGATAGTTCGCAGCTATGATGCTTCACCAAAATCATTTTATACGGAGGAACTTACATGGAATTGAAAAGCACGATTGCACTCATGCAGAGCGCGGATTACAAAGACAGATTCAAAGCGGAATATTTTCAAACCGAAATCCGGTATGAGAAGCTGAAAGCAATGACTACCAAATACGAGGCAGGTACACTCACCTTTACGCCATCTTGCAGTCTTGAATTGTTAAGAGAACAGCAACGGCACATGGGAGAATACCTGCATTGCCTTGAAGTTCGTGCAGAGATTGAGAAAATCAAGTTAAGCTAAACATTCTCATGCAGCCTTTAACCGGGCTGCTATTATATGCGTCATTAACTTAGATGGGAGAGCACCGGACTCTAAATCCGGGTGGCCTGCGTTCGAGCCGCAGATGGCGCACCAAAAAAACATTTAGGTGATTGATTGAAATCATACGAAATTGGAAGCAAACCCATTCCCGAATGGGTAAAATTCCTTGTAAATTCGGGAAACGTTATTTTCAAGACAGATGGATGGTGCGAAGCTGGAAACAAATTTACCAGATACAGCGCACCAATCGGATTCTACTTAGTTCTCGATGATGATGGGAAATGTAGGACTTGCCCGCCGGATAAGCTAAAGGAAGTGAAAAGTAATTGATTGACATTAGAAGCATTATTCCGATTGATGAAAACCATGCATTCCTTGGGCGTTAGGAAATCTGCACGTCGCAAGAGATTATTGATGAAACTACAATACCTGACATTGTGAACGGCGCTATGTGCCAGTTTTCGGGGAACCAATCGGAAATTGAATATCTGCGTAATTACTATAAAGGGAATCAGCCAATCGTTTACCGCACCAAAAAAGTAAGGCCGGAAATTAATAATCGTATCGTGATTAACAACGCTCTGGCTATTGTGCGCAACGCAAACGGATATTTCCTTGGCGAGCCAATTAAGTACACTTCAAAGAGCGGAAGCAATTCAGAACGCAATGCCGTTGATTCTCTGAATGAGTACATGGACAGTGAGGATAAAGCTGCAAATGACATGGACGTTGGCGAAAGTGCTTCTATTTGTGGTGTCGGTTACAGGCTCATTGCGGTAGATGAAAAGAAAGATGAAGATGAAGCACCGTTTGAAATTCCAACGCTGGATGCTGAATCAACATTTGTCATTTACTCTACTGACTCTGTAAAAAAGCCGGTATTAGGCGTTACATTTTCTGATATTCTTGACGATTATGGCAATGCATCTGGCAGAGTTTACACGGTGTATGACAGCACATATCAGTATCAGTACAAGGTTGATGGAATTCAGAACACTATTGCTGCAAAAGACCTTGTAAGCGGATATCCCATAGCGCATTTGCTTGGTGCTGTTCCGATTGTGGAGTACAAAAATAATCAATGCCGCATGGGCGACTTTGAATCCGTAATTACAATTCTTGATGCACTGAACAAGTTGCACAGTGACCGTGTAAACAGTGTGGAGCAACTGGTAAACAGCCTGCTTGTGTTTGTGAATTGCCATTTGAAAACAGGGAAAGAGAATGCAGACCATGTTTCGGATTTTGAAAAGATGAAGCAAGGAATGGCTCTTGAAATGACTTCTGACCAACAAAATCCGGCAGATGTGAAATACGTTAGTTCTAGCGTCAACCAGAATGAAGCTGAAACGCTTGCACAGACACTGATTGATTATGTGTACGCTATTACCGGAATCCCTGACCGCAAGGCAAAGGGTGGCGGTACTGGAGATACAGGGGATGCAGTTTATTTGCGCGATGGGTACCAGAGCCTTGAAGTTGTGGCACGTTGCAAGCAGAGAAATTTCAAGAAGTCAGAAAAACAGATGCTTCGTATGGTCTGCAAAATTCTGAAACGGTTTAGTGGAATTGACATTAAACCGATGGATATTGAAGTTAACTTCGTTCGTAATCGCACAAACAATATGCTGAACAAATCACAGACATTTGCAACTTTGATGGCTACTAAAGCTCTTACTCCAACTGATGCAATCGGGCTTTCAAACTTTACGGAAATGCCTAATGAAATGGCAAAGCGCGGAGAGGAATATTGGAAGCAGAAAGCGGATGAAGCGGCTACAGCGTTTGCAAGTGCAGACAGCACAGTATCTACATCTACAGGAAATGAGGAACCGAATGCTAAAGAAAGTCCCAGCAACAAACAGCCCACAAATCCCACAGCCAGCACCAATTCTAAAGGAAGCGCGGTGCCGAAAATGCAGCAAAAAGTTGGGTGAGTTTAGCGGATATTATGAAATCAAATGCCCGCGTTGTGGAAACATTCAAAGCGGGTACATAAAATAAGAGTTCCAAGAGAACCGAGACTTTCAGCCAATAGGCTGTCTGCTTCGGCTCTTTTTTATTAACGGAGGTAAAGCAATGCAAAAGATTCAAATTGAAGGCAAGGTTCAGACAAAAACCAACTGCGCAGTTACCCACATTTTCATAGATGGGCACGAGATTCATGATGTCAGGTCTTTTACGCTTGAGCAGGATTCCATCAATTCGCTTCCTACGCTAAAACTTGAACTCAATGCAACAGATTGTGAAACCAGCCTGTCACAAGCTTATATAAGAAAATCTCAGGCTGACATAGAAAGGGATAAAAAATGAAGAATATTTATATTCCAACTTCGGTTCTTACAGCGTTGATTTTGTTCTTGAAACTGCTTGCATTTCCGGCTATTCCATGGGTAGTTGTGTTCTTGCCGCTGATTATTGTAACCGCATTTATTGCTGCGGCGCTCATATTCATGACAATTATGATTGCATTTCATTCAGAAAGCTTTGCAAAGTTTGCTTTAGACATTTTAAAAAAATGAAAAGCCTGATAAATGATGATGTGAAGCAGTTGCGTGAGACTAATAAGCAGATTGATAACATTCGCTTTCTGCCACATCAAAATAAAGAGCAGCTTTTAGAACTTGAACGGTTGCAGACCATCCAGAAACAGATGCTGCTCAACATTGGGAGAAAACACAAATGATTGTAAAAATCAGTAGTACAGACAGCAAGGGAAATCAGCATATACACATTGAAGATACAAATCAGATAAATGTGTGCATAAGTCACGCAAACTTGGTTGACCTGTCCATGGACAAATTTGGAATGAGATACAACAGCAAACTTGATATTTCAGTGGAGATTTATGTTAATGGTAACTGGAAGCAAGTCGAAATTTTAAATTAACTTGTTTTTGCGGCATTATTGCCGCCTTTATGGAAGAACAGGTGTGCACATGGAGTGAGGTTCGATTCCTCAATCTTCCGCCACGGCAAGTCTAATAGCCTACTGCCTGCAAAATGACCGCCATAGTGTGCGGTAAAGCTATTCACTATGCGAATATAGTTTAACGGTAGAACTTCTGACTTCCAATCAGATAGTGCCGGTTCAATTCCGGTTATTCGCTCCATGTTATAGAATCACAAGCAAAGGAAGTGATTAAAATTCACATTGTCAAAGCAGAACTTCCGAGAAACATGAGTTCGATTGAATTGAATGTGATAGGTGACCTACATATTGGTGATAAGGCTTGTGACAGAAAGCTGATTCAGAAACGAATAGACCATATCCATAATGTTGAAAATGCCTACTGTATTCTCAACGGCGACCTTATGAACACGGCAACTAAAACAAGTGTATCTGATTGCTATGCTGAAAGGCTCTCCCCGATGCAGGAAATTGAAGAATGCTGCAACTTGCTTTTCCCAATAAAAGACAAGATTGTTTCTATGCAGGACGGCAATCATGAACGGAGAGTTTACCGGCAAGATGGTGTAGACATATCAAGACTGATTGCAAGAGAACTTGGTATAGAGGATAGATACTGCGCCGAGGGCAATTTCATATTTCTTAGATTCGGGTGTACATCTGACGGCCATAAGGAAACCAACGGAAGCGGCAAAAGCAGAATGGTATGCTACACCATTTATGCCACACATGGAAGCGGTGGCGGACGCAAAGAGGGTTCAAAGATAAACCGTCTGGCTGATATGGAAAGCATTGTGGATGCAGATATTTACATTCACAGTCATACCCACTTGCCTATGGTATTAAAAGAATCTTTCTTTAGGGCAGATATTCGCAATAGCACCGTGTCAGCAGTAGACAAATTGTTTGTAAACACATCTGCTTGTCTTGACTATGGAGGATATGGACAGACAGGCGAATTTAAACCATCTTCAAAAGACACACCAACAATTTATTTAGACGGTACACGGAAGGAATTTTCCGCTTGTCTATAAAATGGAGGACATAACAGTATGTAGAAAGTGTTTTTAGGCGGGACTTGCGCAGAAAGCAAATGGCGCGAAAAATTGATTCCTATGCTGGATATTGGCTATTTCAATCCAGTTGCTCCAGATTGGACGGAAGAATGTTATCAGCGTGAATTGTAGGAGCGCGAAAATGATGATTATTGCTTATATGTGATTACGCCCCGTATGCAGGGAGTTTACAGTATTGCGGAAGTTATCGACGATAGCAACAAACACCCTGAAAAAACAGTATTTGCCTTTATTGATGAACCAGACATGAAGTTCAGCGTTGGGCAGTCTAAATCACTTGACAGGGTTGGACTTATGGTTCAGCGAAACGGCGGCAAATATTTCAGAAGTTTGTCCGAAATTTCAGACTTTTTAAACTCGTGAGTATGTGGGATTCCACTTACTTATAAATCAAAAAACCATATGACATGGCGGGGCTTGGCTGAATACCTATGGGGACTAAGCAGAGTAACGGCATGGTACAACGGAGGAAAGAAAATGGCAGAAGAAGCTAATCAGACAGGAGTTGGAACCGCTGTTCAGTCCAGCCCTGACGCAACTGTAAGTGCCGTTGCTAATGCGTCCACAGGTGATTCAACGGTTGTAACGCAAAAAGCAGACGGAATTACAGCAAAGTCAGAGCCTTTCAAGACTTTTGAGTCGCAGGGAGATTATGACCGTGCAATTCAGCAGGCGTTGAAAACCCGCGAAACCAATCTGCGTGAGGAAATCAAGAGCCAGATGGAAGCAGAATCCAAAATGACCGCAGACCAGTTGGCTAAGAAGCAGATTGATGATGCAAAAGCAGAAATAGAGGCCGCAAAGAATGGCCTTGCGAAAGACCGCAACAGGCTTTCAGCGGAGCGCCAGTTCGTACTTGCGGGTGTTGACGAAAAGGCATACTCAAATATTCTTGAAACGGTTGTAACGGCAGACAAAGATACCACTGACAAGGCTGTGAAATCTGTAATTGACATTATCAAAGCGCAGTCAGAAAAGATTGCCAATGACAAAATCAAGGCTGAAATGGCGAGTGCAAAACCGCCGAAAGCAGGGAATGCAGATAGCAAGCCTGCCAGTAATTCTTCTGCCGACATTCTCAAAACGCTTGGCAGGGACACTACCGAGCGTACAAAAGCGGCGAAGTCCGCAATCGACCACTACAGACTGGGAGGCACAAAGTAAATGAATGTAAAAACTGAAACGGTCACTGCGACAAAAGAAATTTTGTACAACGACCATTATGTTGGCAAACCGTACACTGTAAGTGCAACCGGAGTTACAGCCAACGCAGAGGGCAAGAAAATTGTACCGGCTGGCACAATTCTCCCCGCAAACGATGCAACAGCGCAAGGTGTGTTGTTATTTGATACAAACGTTACAGACGGTGACCGTACCGCAACGATTGTCATTCACGGATTTATTAAAAACGCATCGCTTCCGGTAGCACCGGCAGCAGAAGCAAAAACCGCACTGAAAAATATTCAGTTTGTTGGTTAACAGGAGGAATAAAATATGGCTGAGCTTTAGGATATTTTTACAGCAAATGCAGTTGCCAATGATTGGACAACCGCATATTCCAATGAAATCCCATATATCGGCAGTGCTTTCTTTGCACCAAGAAAGAAAACCGGATTAACTGTATCTTGGCTCAAAGGTACAAAGGGGCTGCCGGTCGCAATCAATCTGTCCAGCTTTGATGCAAAGCCGACGTTCCGTGACCGTGCGGGCGTGAGCCGCTCTGAAACGGAACTGGCATTCTTCCGTGAGTCTATGATTGTCAAGGAAAAGGACATTCAGGACTTGATGGAAGTGCAGAATCGTGATGCAAATGACCCGTTTGTGCAGGACGTTTTGAACCGCATTTTTGATGATGCCGGTACTCTGCGTGACGGCGCTATGGTTGTACCTGAAATTATGGCATTTAGCCTGCTTGCACCGGTTGATGGTAGCCCAATTATCAATCTGACTGGGAAAGATGGTGCAAGTTACACCATGAACTATGACGCTGACGGCACATGGAAAGCAAAGCACTACACCGCTCTGACAGACACAAATTTGTGGAGCGATACGGCTCATTCTAAGCCGCTGTCTGACATTCGCACCATCAAACGCAATGCGCTGAAAGAAAACGGAACCGTGCTGGCTACCGCTATCATGTCACAGGCAACGTTTGATAACCTGTTGGAGAATGCGCAAATCAAGTCCGCAATTCTGGCGCAGAATGCTACCGCTAACATCTTTATGGATGATAATATGCTTGCACAGTTCTTGCGCGTTAAGTGCGGCATTGACATTATTGTTTACGATAAGATGTACAAAGGCATTGATGGCACCGCGCATCCGTTTATGCCAGACGGCTATGTTACATTCCTGCCTGCTGGCGGCTCTGTTGGCACTATGTGGTACGGCATGACACCAGAGGAACGTTCTGCGCGTCAGGCTGGCAATCAGCTTGCTATTTTCAACACAGGTATTACTATCACTGTAAGCACTACAAAGGAAGCACCGTACCAGACAATTACAACCGCTTCTGAAATTCTTGCGCCATCCTATGAACGCATGGATGAAGTTTACGTTGCAAAGGTGGCTTGATTGTTGTGAAATTTGACCACATTGTAAAGCACGGTGATAAGTTCTATATGGCGGGTGAGGATGTGCCGGTAAAGCAGCCAACACACGCAGAGTCTAAACCTGCTGCAACAGAAGTTGTAGAAAAGAAACGAGTAACACGGAAAGGATAATATCAATGACTACTACACAGCTTAATTAGCTGAAAGTATGGCTTGATATTCCAGTAACCGACACTTCCTAGGATGAAAAGCTGAACCTTATGCTTGACCGGGCAGAATCGAGGATTAAAGAGCGCAGACGTTCGCCGCCTGATGTTCCACTGGAAAGCCAATATAACAACTTGCAAATTCAGATTGCAATTTTTCTTTATAACAAGCAGGGAGCAGAGGGAGAGAAATCTCACGATGAGAACGGAGTTAAGCGTACTTATGAAAATGCCGATATTCCTGATTCCCTGCTGAAAGAGGTTATTCCTATGGTGGTGATGGTTTCGTGAGAAGCTTGAACAAAGATAAAAAATCAATCTGGTTTGCAAAGAAATTGCCGCCTGTTCCTGAAAAAGACGAGAACGGTCTTGAAACAGGAAACATGATTTCCTGTTATGATGAACCGGCCGAATTCCATGTGAATGTACAGCCGATTACCGATGTGGCAGACATTCAGGAATATGGTGCGGATGTTTCAAAAATGCAGAAATGTGTGTTCACACCGTTTGATGTGGAGGGATATTCCCCAGAAGAATTTGAAGCGGCATGGTATGGTGTAAAGCCAAACGGAAACTTGCGGGACGATGATGCAGAGCACCCGATGAACAACAATTACACGGTCAAGCAGGTAATATTCACTGGTTGGCAGTATGCTGTGTACATTAAAAAGGTTGCGGGTACAGTAGCATGAAAATTTCTTTTGACGCACTTTCTCCATAGTCTGTAGAAGAAGCAAAAAAGCAACTGGAAAGTTTGAATTCTAGAGTCGATTCTACCCTTGCAAGTGTGATTTCGCAACTTACGCAAGAGGGTTGTGATTACATGAAATCAATCGTCAAACGCTCTACTGGGGAACTATCAGACAGCATTTCCAGTATGTTTGATGAATCAACCTGTACCGGAAGAATTTCCGTTGGTTCAGACTATGCCATCTTTGTTGAATATGGAACAGGAATCAAGGGCGCAGCAAGTCCGCATCCCAATCCTGCTCCCGGTTGGGTGTATGACTCAAACAATCATGGTGCTGCCGGATGGTGGTACTTTGATGAAAAGGCACAGAAATTGCGCTGGACGCAAGGACAGCCTGCAAATGCATTTGTTTATAAGACGGCACAGTATTTGAAGCAACGTGCAAAAGAACTGACAGACAAAGAACTGAGGGTGATTGTGAATGATTAATCTTACAAATGCAGTTTATACATATGTCAAGAAAGCGGTACTTTCTGTATGCTCCACTGCATTGGTTGTAAAACCATTTCAGAATCAGTCAACCCAATTTCCGTATGTCACGGTGCAGAATGTTGATTTTCCCGAAATTGAGCATACGCTTGACTATGGAGAACGCAAGTATTTATTTACCTGTCAAATTGAGATTTACACCAAAGGCGGTGCGGCAGAAACCACAGCAATGAAAATCTGCTCTGCTGTTTCAAATTCTTTGGAAAATTACTTGCACATGAAGTGCGAGTTTTCCGGCACAATGCAGAATGTTTCAGACACAACAATTTACAGATACGTCATGCGCTACTCATGCAAGTATGATGCAGAACGCAGCAAAATCTATTCGTAAAAATATGGAGGTATAAAATATGGCTGATGCAAATGTTATTGCACTTACTGATATTGGCATTAAACTGATGAAGAAAAATGATGCTGGCTAGTATGAGAAACTGGTATCTGTTGTTAAGGTTCCTGATACCGGCGGTACACCTAACAAACTGGAAGTTACCACACTGGACAGTGAATATAAGCAGTACGTTTCCGACCGTCCAGACACGCCTACATACGATTTCGAGTACAACCATACAGAAGCCAACTATACGGCTGTAAGCGGATATGTAAGCCTGAAAACTCCAAAGGACTTTCTCATTGTCTATCAGGATGGCAGTGGTGAGCACTTTGTCGGAACCGGCGCGACATGGATTAGTGGCTATTCTGCTGGGCAGGCTGGCAAGTGCACTCTTGCTGTAAACGTTTCCAGCCACGACCATGTAGCAGACACAAGCACAATGATTGCTGCTTAACAGAACATAAAATTTCAACGAATGTAACGGAGGTATAAAAATATGAATTCTTTTGATGTAAATGTGGGCGAAAAGACCTACAAGCTGTTCTATGACCGCGCTTCTGTTCGCAAGTTTGAGAACATTGGCGGCAATGTTTCTGACCTGTAGGATAAAATCTACACTTCTGCTGATAAGCTGTTTTACTGCGGGCTTGGCAAGTTCCATCCCAACATCAGCTATTCCGAAGCTACTGAAATTTCCGATAAGGCAATCGAGGAATTCGGCGTGGATGAAATCTACAGTGCTCTGGTAGAGCCTTTCATGGAGGTTTTTACCGAGGGCGGGAAGTCTGCAAAGGGCAAGACATTTCTCGTGACACCGAAGAAAGCGGTGTAACAGAGCCGCAAAAGCGGTATAAAACTGTAACTGAACAATTTGAACGCGAATTGTTTCCATTGGCAGTTATTGCGGGGTGCAGCTATGACGAGTTTTGGAACGCTGAACCAGAATTGTTTTGGCTTTATGTGAACGCATACAACACAAAGCAAAAAGCTGAAATTGAATTGTGGCAACAGCGGACTGATACGGCTGCATGGTTGCAAGGCTACTATGTGATGCAGGCCGTTGGAGCTTGCTTAACTGCTGACAGTGTACAATATCCGACAAAGCCGGAATCAATGTTTACTCATAAAAGCAAGCAAGGGCCCGCGAAAGAGCAGCAACAGTCAATGGAAGCATACTTCCGTAAGCGGTCGCAGGAGATTGATGGAATGCTGAACGGCACTGTTCCGAAAGTCATTGTGGGAGAACGAAGATATTAACGTAAACAGGGGTATGGCAGACGTGCTGTATCCCTATTTTTATATAGACGGAGTGTGATTATTTATGGGAGAAGATAACAGCCTTGACATTGAAATCTAGGCTTCTGCCACAAAAGCAAACAACGCATTAGATAAGCTGATTGCTAAGATTGAATCTTTCCAGTCGTCACTAACTAAGTCTGTCCCTGCTTTGAAATCATTTACGGCAGAAATGGACAAAATTGCATCATCTTCAAAAGCATTTGCAACTCTTAAAAAATTCTATGACACAGAAAAAGAGGGTGCAGATGTTACAGGGAGAAATGTGCAGGCTACTAAAAAGGCAGAATCCAATATGGCTATGTATCAGGCACGCCTTGACCGCGCCAACGTGTCCATGCAGCGTTCACAGATTCAAGCCGAAAAGCTGTCTGCTGCCCTTGAAAAGACAGCACAGGCCAAAAAGTTCATGGATGAGTCTGACAACTCTATCGCAGATTTATCAGCCAAAGCAGTCGATAAGTATGTCAATGGGGGTACTGATAAAATGTCAGCAGAAGCTGCGGATGCAGCTCTAGGACGTCAGCATGACGACCCATCGCATTCTGCACCCCCTGATGTTTCTGACTTTAAAAAGTTTTTGAACCAGCCGACACAGGCACAAGTAAATACAAGTCATTCAACGAAAGCTATTCAAGAAGTCACGCAGTATATTGAACGGCTAAAATCCTCGATGAATGGAATTTCCGGCGATTCTGCCGCACAGTTTGCAAATCTTGAAGCACAGTTGCGGTCACTTGCTGCACAGATTGATAATGCTGCCACTGCATATCAGAATCTGAAAGTAAAGGCGCAGGAAGCAGGAACTTCTAAAGGTGTTGGCAGTGAAGAATACTTAAAGCTTGAAAGCAGAGTGTTGAAAGCAAGTAATTCCATGAATAGCCTAACTGCAAAGCAGCGGAAAGTTGCAACGCAGATGGAAGAAATTGCTTCTGCTACAAACGAAGCCGGTTCTGCTATGGATAAGTTCGGGAACAAGTCAGAAAGAGCAGGCAACAAAGCAAGTGCTGCAGGAAGAAGCACGCTGACAGTTGCAAAGCACATGATGACTGGCATGGTTTTCTTTCAGGCGTTTACTCTTTTAACAGATGGAGTAACTACTGGCCTGCAACACATGGCACTTGCAAATAGTCGAGCAAATGCTACAATGTCAGCGCTTGCCACAAACAGCTTATACTTAAAAGATAGCATAGCGGCGGCACTTATGCCCGCAATTCAAGCTTCAATTCCGCTGATAAACCTTTTGTCTCAATGCCTTGCAAATGTATTCAACACGATAGGGATGCTTACTGCACGAATTTTCAATCATGCTGAAACGGTTACTATCGCTAAAAAGTCTTATGTTGACTATGCTAAGACTATTAGCGAGTCTGGAAATAATGCAGCGAAAGTCGCCGCAAAGGAAGCAGACAAGGCGGCTAAAGTTGCAGCGCAGAACGACAAATCAACTGCGGCGGCAGACAAGCACAACAAAAAGTTGAAAGAACTCAAACGTACCATTATGGGGTTTGATGAAATCAATGCTTTGCAAGACAAAAATAAAGGGGAAATTGTTCAGACACCTGTTCTTAAAACTCCTGACTATAGCAGTATTAAAGACAATGGTATGCCAGACCCGACAACTGAATTTGAAACAGTGAAGATTCCCGGTTGGATTGACAAAATTGGTGGAATGACAGACCAAGTCGAAAAATTCATTAAAGGGTGGTGGGACGGACTCACAGACAAGCAAAAATGGAGTGCCGGGAAAGGTGCTACAGCAGGCTTGATTATCGGCGGCATCATTGGTGGGCTGCTGTTTGGCAAAAAAGGGATTATCCTTGGTGCTGGCATTGGTGCTGGAGCCGGAGCATTCATTGGAGCATGGTGGAGTGGATTGACAGAAAAGGAGAAATGGGTAGAGGGAATTGGCGCAACTATTGGCAGCGTGATTGGCGGGATAATCGGTTGGGCAATTTTTCGTAAGAATCCAAAACTGTTTTTAGCATCTATATTATTGGGAACAGCTGCCGGA